GATAAAGCAGCGCGACCAGCAGGAAATGCAGACCTTGCAGATGCGCGGCCAAATGTATCAGACCATCAACCGTGCCGAAGGCTTCACGGTTCGGAAATTGCTTGGTGGCACAGGTGACGGCTCCACCACCAAAACCCAAACCGAACTACAGCAGAACGAGGCGGCTATTGCAAAACTGACTGAGGAATACCAGCAGTTGGCAACAGCGGCTAAGAGTGCGGACGAAGCACAAAGGGTTGGCATTACCGAAAGGCAAACCGCCATCCGTGCGGAAATCGGCACGCTGCAAGCCCGCAACGATGAACTGAAACGCTTTGCTCAGGAGGCAAAGGGAATTTCCGTGAATATCGGTGTGAATAGTTCTTTGCCGGAACTGACTGCCCATTTGCAGGAATTGCAGAAGGCGCAGAGCCTTGCGCTCAATCCCCAAGAGTGGCAAGCCTATCAGCAGCAAATAGAGCAGACAAACATCCAAATAGATGCGCTAAAAGGAAAGTGGAAAGAAGGCACAGAAGCCACCTTCACGGCAAAGGTCAACGCCGAACAACTGGAGCAACTGAAAGCCTCACTTCCACAGGACACCACGATAACCGTAGGTGCAAAGACGGGCGACGTGGAACTGCCCGACATCCCACGCGAAATCACGCAAATCATCAATACAAGGATAGGCGAAGAGGTAACACCCGACATAGCCGAAGAGGTTGTACAAACTATCAGCACACGCCTCGGAACTGTTGTCACCCCCGAAATAGAGCGCGACCTGACTCAGACAATCAACACTCGCATTGGCAGCATCGTGACTCCAAACATAGCGGATGAACTGACGCAGGTAGTGAATGTGAAGCCCGGAGAGGTGGATATGCCCGAAGTGCCAACAGACAAAGAAATCACCATCAAGGCAGACACGGCGCAGGCTTACGCTGAGATTCAGAAGCTCGTGGCAGGGATTGAGGGGACTACGGTCACTTTCGAGGTGAAGCCACAGATGCAGCAGGGCATTAACATTCAGAATAGTGCCGGGCTGTCGCAATACCTAAGCGGAATAAAGAAAGACCTCGAAACCGCCAACTTCGGGAGCGACCTCTACAACAGCCTTTCCGCACAATTGGCAGACACAAGCATGCTGCAAACGTTGTTGGATGAATCGCTACGTTCAGGACTTGGAACTGCTATGTTTGATGTGGCCGACGAAGCAGGTAAGGACTTTTGGGCGAGAGCAATGGAAGGCGGCGTAGAAGATGTGGATTGGCAAGCCATCGCCGACAAGATAAACGAGAAGCGCAAGGAAATGGATTTGAAACCCATTGAACTTGACTTCACCACGGGCAAAACAACGAGCAAGCAATCAAGCAAGAGCAAAATAAATGACGCAGGTAACTATGACATTTCATCCGCTGTTGGAAATCTTGGGAATAACGTATTGTCAATGGCAAGAAACCTTGAAGGGCTTGGAATTGAAATACCAGAGGGATTGTCGAAGGTGCTTTCTGGAATCCAAATGGTCACCACCATATTGACCACTATCAGCACACTGGTAGGTGTTGTTACTGCAACATCTTCTGTGAAATCCGTACCGCTTATTGGTTGGCTGCTGGCAGGTGGTGGCATTGTTCCAAGGCGTGCAGAAGGTGGATTGATACCTCAATTTGCAGGTGGTGGCATAGCAGATGGCATCATCCCCAAGGCAGCAGAAGGCAGGTTCATCGGTGGCAACAGCTACAGCGGCGACAACATTTTTGCGGGTAACGCATGGGTCAACAGCGGCGAGTTAGTGCTTAACCGCGCCCAGCAAGGCAACCTTGCAAGCCAACTGCAAGGCGTTGGAAGCAGTGGACATTATGAATCAAATCCATACGTCCAGGGTGAATATATATTCCTCGGAACAAACAATTACACAAGGCGAACAGGACAGGGGGAAATTGTAACCACTGGCATGCTCAAAAACTTTGGATTAATAAGATAAGGATATGGCAAGAGGACCACACTGGACACTAACATTTCGCTCGGCTCAAAACACGCCTTGCCGCATATACATTTATACCAATGGATATGAAGGTGACCCGATTGTGCTAAACGGAGCACCGAATCCTTTCTATTGGCAGGAGGACACGGACAGCTCTCTGCTAAAGCTCGTGCGTTCAAAGACGGGGTATCTCTCAGTGATAGAAGAAGAATATGGTGCGCTTGATGACCTTCGGCCAACGTCCGACACATCGCATTACATAGAGTTCTATTATGGCACGTTGCTCTACTTCAATGGGTATTTGCAGGCTCAGACATTCGACAACAAGTGGGTTGCATCCCCACGCGAAATGTCTTTCCCTATACTTTCCCCTGTTGGCATTATGCCGTACATGAAGTTTAGCCAGCCAACTTTTGCACCAGACGCAAGGGATAAGGTTTCGATTTGGGATTTGATGAAGGAAGCAATCAACGGGCTTAATGCAGCCTATGAAAAAGTTGTGTTCCCTGCCCAAGTAGTAAACGAAGGGCAATATATAAACTCACTTGTTTATTGTCCATATAGCGACATGTTCAGTGTTTCGGATGGAAGCATATACACAATGTTCTCTCCTGAAACTTATTTATCATTCTTTGAAGCACTATGCAATCTGTATGGATGGGTAATGCACGACACGCCAACGGCACTTGTATTTGACGACCTAAGCAGACCACAAACACAAAAGACGTACTATGAGATTTACGTTGAAGACCTTGGCACAGGTTCTACACCAACAGCATCGGTGGTGACAACGCAGGGCTTTCTCGACCTCTTCAATATATATGGTAGCGACCACACGATAACAACCGAAAGAGGCATATCATACCTAAACATTGGTTATGAAGGCAGTTTCCCGAAATCGTCACCACTACCAATGGAGCATTGCGTCAAATATAACAAAGAAAACGCCTATGATTCGTTTGGAAACGAAGCAGGTGCGGTTCTCTGGTTAAGAAGCATTGGCCCCGAAATGTCAGGCAACATGCTTAAATACAATGGCAGTCTGCTTGTGTCTGGCAACGAGACAACACGCCCACAAGATGTGGGTGTCTATCCAGTATGCTTTGCTTTGGCAGACGGTTCAGAAAAAAAGTGCCTTTTCTACGAACCAAATACATCATGGCAATCAGGTCAAGAGGTGTTTTCCCTGCACTATATAGAGCACCCATACGGCGACCTTCACGTTTCGATGAAGTTAATGGCTGGCAGTCTTCTACATTTGTCAGAGGCATCAAATACATATAAATTCGTGTTTCGGGTGTCTGTTGATGGTTTGTATTATAACAGCAACACGGGAGAATGGGACAGCACAACACCGTGGAACATATTGCTATTGCGTCAAAACAACGACACGGAATTTACGTCAACGTACAAAATACCAAACGTTCCAAACCACGGAACGCTCACCTTTACTTTGCTAACTACATACGTTGACCTAATTCAATCTGCCATGCTTTCCATAGACTCTTTTGACGTAAAGCAAGGTGGCGAGACGTTTGCAGAATACATGTCGAATGAGAAGAAGGATGAGCGGAAAATCCTGTATAACAGTTCTGGGAAAGAAGAGTCCATAACAATGAAAATGTCTTTCAGCAAAAAGAACACGAACCAAATAACAGACGATGACGGTTTAGCCACACGACAATCCATAAATGCAAGGTTAGGAAACGACAAGACTATCATTGAAGTATGTGCAAGGCAACCGCTTGTTCTTCCAGAATTGTCAATGTTTGGCGTGTTCCGATTCCTTGAAGATACTTTGTACTGGAACATTCTTTCTTCTGCATTCTATCCACACGATGATTATTACAAAATTAAACTGATACACTAACTATGGCACTTTTAGGGAAAAACATCTACATAAGCATAGGCGAGGGTAGCGCGGCGACGGTGATTGCGGGGACTCGCTCGGAAGAAATTCAGGTTGGCACGGAACTGATAGAAATCAGCAGCCCCACAAGCGGACAGTGGCGGGAATACCTTGCCGGACGCTCGGAGTGGAGCTTCACGACAAGTTTCCTTGTCATGGCAAGCAGCCAAGTCCAGGACTTGCCAAAGTCGGGAACAAAGGTCAATGTCAGCATCGTCACAAACGAAGGGACTGCCACCGTTGTGCTGCTGCAAGGGGAGGCTTTCATCAAATCCGCAAAGCAAACCTTCACGCTCGGGAATTTGGCACAAGGCAGCTTCCAGTTCCAAGGAACAGGTGCGCTCACGATTCCTGCGTCATCGTGAAGATTTGCTTTTGCAAAACAAAAGCCTACGGGAAAGGAAAGTAAACCCACGGACACAAAGTAACCGAATAGTAAAAGAGAAAAACTATGAATAATTTTCTGACAAGGATGTTTGGGTGGGGAGAGGCCCGAAACGCTAACGCGAGGGAGGCGGTGGCCGGTGTGCCAAGCACAACTGACCCGAACCATCCGACAAACAAGGACGACGTGCGGACGGGCGACTACAAGGAGAATATTGTCTATGCACGGAGTCCGAGGGTGGCTTTGACGGTTAGTGCTGTGTATCACGCCGTAGAGCTTCGCGCTAAGACGATAGGACAGATGCAAATGCAGTATCAGTACCGCGATAAAGAGGGCGGTAACTTCGTGATAGATGCGGCAAAGCCTCGTGGCGGTGTTGTTCCGTTCGGTACAAGGCTCAACTATCTGTTGCAGGTAGAACCGAATCCCATGATGTCGGCACAGAGCCTTTGGGAGCAGGTCACTATTAACCGTCTTATGCTGGGCAATGGTTTCGTCTATATCGAGCGCGACGAACTGGGAGAGCCTAAGTACTTGTGGCTTGCTGAGTGCGGCGGCTATGACCTCGGCACGAAGAAGTACATCATCACTTACATGAGTGAATACGGTATCGTGAAAAACAAGGTTGTTGACCGCGAAGATATTCTCCACTTCCCGAATACCTACAGGGAGAGGAATGGTTTTTGGGGTATGTCAACATTGAGGTTTGCTTTTGACACGTTGAGCCTTATCAAGACTGAAAGCCAGTTGGCACTCGAAACGGCCGCAAAAGGAGGTCGCGTCAAAGGATTCCTGAGCGAACAGCGAGAGGGCAGCGTTAGCCCTATTGCGATGGGACACTTCGACCCGGACGAAAGCGACAAGTACGCAACCGAGGTTCAGAACAAACTCTATACCGGGCATGACCTCCTTGCGTTGCGCGGCTATGATAAATTCCAAAATATAAGCCTGTCGGCACAGGACATGCAGATGATAGACATTCTCGGCATGACTCACGACGATGTGGCAAGGTTCTTTGCCACACCTCGCCCGCTGCTTATGATGGATACCAACTCGCACTACACCTCCTACACAAATGCCACGATGGAGTATCTGAGCCGCACAATTGCCCCGGACGGTGCTGAAATGGAATCCGAATGTTTCCGTAAGTTCCTCGACATATACGACTTTGGTCAGCATCGTTTCCATCTGTGTGAGCAGCCATTACTCCGTATGGATAAAGAGGCTCAGGCGAAGGTGGATATGCTCAACCTACAATCGGGCGCAAAGACGGTCAACGAAATCCGCGCAGAGCATGATATGCCAGCCGTAGAGGATGGTGACGAACCACTGGCAGCAGCCAACCTCATGACCCTAAAAGCACTCATAGCAAAGGGCGAAGCGGCTACGGAATTACAGCCGGGAAACTACACGGTGGCACAGCCCCCAAAAGATGGCGAAAAGTAAAGGTATAGATTTACTAAAGTAAAACTATAGATTTACCAGTAGTAAAACTATAGATTTACCAAAATAAGGCATTATGACAGCTAATCCAACGAAAGAAGAAATCGACGCTCTGGAGCGCGAGATTGAGGAACAAAGAGCAAGGCGGACAAAGCGCACGAGACGCGCAGTAAACCCTGCGTACTAAAACGTCCGACAAGTGGAACGGTTTATAGTTTAAGGATAAAAAGATATGGCATACGAGAGAGGATATTTGCACAACCGCGTGACCATAAAGAATAAGGTGGCAAATGCTGGTTTCGGGGAGACAACGAGCTATGCAGTCGCAGGAACCATGTGGGCAAACAAGGGATGGAAGCACGGTGCAAAGGGTATTCGTGAAGGTGCGCTTGACGCTTACGATAAAGTGCTATTCCGTGGTGACTGGAATAGTGTTGTTAAGCGGGATTCTCTGCTTGTGTGCGATGGAAAGACGTATCAGGTGCTTTCGCTTGATGGCGACTTCCAAGAAAACAAAATGGAAATCCTTGCGCAAGAAATTGTTTAATTGCTGTGACGGAACCACAGCCAACGGAAAAGAGTTATGAAAAAGACAATCGCCATAGTCCACTATAACACGCCGGAACTGACAACGGCTGGAATCCTGTCCGTCCGCAAGCATGGCGGTATGGATTGGAAGGTAGTGGTTTTCGACAATAGCAACGAGCGGCCATTCTCCGTATCCGATGGTTCTGCCCTCGGAGATGTCACCATCATCGACAACACCAAAGGTCAGTACATAGACTTTGAGAGTGAACTTGCCAAGTTTCCAAACAAGTGCTCATATCTGCCACACTTCGCCAGTGCACGGCACATGATGAGCGTGCAGAAACTTTGGGAACTGCTGCCCCAGGGATTCATCCTCATGGATAGCGATGTAATCCTATCGCAGCCCATAGATTTTATGTGGGACGAAAACTATGCAGCAGTTGGCAAGATACAGAAGTTCGCGGGGACGGGACGTTTGGAGACCGACCGCCTGCTGCCTATGCTCTGCTACCTGAACGTGCCGAAGCTGGTAGCCAACGGCGCAAAGTACTTTGACCCGGTTCGCAACTTCGGCCTGCACAGCAACGACGAGAAAGACCCGCTCAATTGGTACGACACCGGGGCTTCACTCTTGGAGGACATCAAAAACACAAAGCCCGCACTTGTGGCGCGTATCTATTGGAATCTGTATGACTATTTCTCCCACTACGGAAGCGGCTCATGGCGAAAGACAGACCTCGAAGACCAGAAGTATTGGGTAGATATGCACTTCCGCGACTGGCAACTAACGGACGAAGAAAAAGCACAGCTCGCAGCCATAGAGCCAACACCGCTGCAATCGGAGGTCGTTCCTTCGGATGCAGCCGCGCCAGCGGTTTCTCCCGGTGGTAAAAAGAAGAGTAAACCCAAGAGCACAAAACGCCCGAACAATAAGGAAACAAAGTAATTAAAACGAGAATATGAAACAGACAAGATTCATCCCCATCGAAACTTGCGGCTTGCAGTTGCGCGAGCCACAGGAAGGACAAACGGAGAGCCGCGAGATAGAAGGCCGTCCGATAGTGTTCGGTGTGCGTAGCGTAAACCTTACGCCGTGGTCAGCCTCCCGCAAGGTGTACGAGGTGCTGGAGCCTGGTTGTATCAGTCAGGACGTGCTGCAACGCTCGGACATCGTTCTGAACCTTAACCACAATTCGGACGTGGTGAACGTGCTTGGACGCTATCGCAACAATCCCGAGAAGGACACGCTGAAACTGGAAATGCGCGGCGACGGCATAGACTGCCGCTGTGACTTGCCAAAAACCAACAACGCAAACGATGCGCTTGAACTCATCCGCAGGGGTGACATCAACGGCATGTCCTTCGCCTTTGAGGATGACTACGAGGACACGGAGAAGGGCGTAAGCTATGAGCGCACAAAGGACGTGGAGGACGGCAAGGAGGTATGGCTTCGCCACGTTAAACGCATCGTGAGGCTCTTTGACGTGAGCATAGTCACCCACCCCGCCTACGAACAAACAACCGTTGCAACCCGCGAGGCTTCTGAAGCTATCGACAAGGCCATTGATGACCAGTTGAAGCGCGAGTGTGGCGGAGACGATGAAGAAGCAAAGCGCAAGGCCGAAGAAGAAGAAGAAGCCAAGAAGAAGGCAGCCGAAGAGGAAAAGGCCAAGGCAGAGCGCGAGGCTCAGGAAAAGAAAGAACGTGAGGCCGTGGCAGTAATGCGCATGCGCCAGCGTTTGCTCGAAATCGAACAAGACAAAGAACAAGAATCCTTTATTTATTAACCCTTTAAGTTTTAACTGTTATGACAAAAAAGGAAATTATGAAGTTGGCCGCTCGCAACCGCGAGATTCAGAGCCGCATGAGTGCTATCTACCTCAAGTTGGAGAAGGAGAAGCGCGAAGATTACACAGAGGAAGAGAAGCGTGAAGTCGCTGAACTGACTCAGGAGCTGGAGAACAACCGACGCGAAATCGCCCTGTCGAAGGACGAGCAGGCTATCTCCGAGATGCGCGAGCAGATTGACCGCAACAAGCAGTACCGCGAGTATTTGCAGGGCGTTCGTCAGAAGCGCGAAGACAGCACCATCACCCTGGCCCCCAAGACTCCGAATGATGGTACGAGCATCACCGAATCAGGTGCCATCAACCTCTACATTGAGGACATTATCGACACCAAGGTAAACGGTCTCGGCCGTCCCGTTGGTCAGAGCTTCGTGACTGGCGTAGAGGGCGACATCCTCTATCCCTACTCCCTCAACGACGTGGAGATTGAGGAAGTCGGTGAAATCGACGCTATCAATGACCAGGCTCTGGAGTTCGACAATGTGAAGGTTGTCAGCAACCGTGTCAGCCTGTCCGTTGCTATCAGCAACAAGGCCATTGACAATACTGCCTTCGACCTCGTTGCCTTCGTTCTCTACAAGATTCAGAAGGCATGGCGCATTTACTTCGCCAAGAAGAACTACAGCCACGCCAACTGGAACAAGAACAAGGGTGCTTTCTCCCTCGTTACTCCCGGCACAGTCGTACTCGACAACACCATCGGTGCGCAGATTGACGAGAAGTTTGCCGACATCGCAGAACTCGGCTTCGACGACGAGGGTTGCGTCATCATCAGCCCGAAGATGGAGGCCAAGCTGAAGCACACCTTCGAGGGCAACGGTGTAGCCGCTCACCCCATAATCGACAACGGCCTGCTTTGCGGACACCCCTATGTCAGCACCAAGCACATCAACTACACGTTGAACTCTGCTGGCAAGTACGTCAAGGACTCCGACGAGTACATTGGCATTGGTCTCTTCCAGTACCTGCCAATACAGCAGCATGGCCTCGTTCGTCAAACGGTCGATGCGACAAGTGCTGCCGTGGCTAAGGTTAATAAGACCGTTATCGTCTTCTCTACGGAGATTTCCATTACCGAGCTCAGTAAGCTCGTGAACGGAAACGACAGCGGCGAGCCCCAGGCCTTCGCCCTGCTCCGTGTGGTAGTTCCCGAAGAACCCACCGAAGCCTAAACGTTCTCATGCCAATCTGGTTTCATAGTTCCAGTGACTCCGAAGGGAAGGCGTTGAGGTAACAGCCAACGCCAACCCTCGGAAACCGGATTGAAAAAGTAAAAGTAAAAACAAGTCAAACTGATTTTGCATGGCTCTTGAACTTGACGAAATCTTCTACGCAGCCCTGACAGCGGACACCACGATAGCAGAGGCGTGCGGATATGTGGCTCCCAAGTCGCAAGGCGACCAAGGGACTCCCGCTCGTATCTACTCAACGTGTGTAGAAGTCCCGCCAACGGACAACGACAACACTCCGCTGCCGTACATCATCATCACAGACGATGGTTTGCAAAACAATCAGACCACGAAGGATGATGTGTGGGAGAGCACGGAAGACCGCGTACAGGCATCGGTGCAAATCTCAGCCAAGAACCCGAAGGAAGTAAAACGGCTGACAAGGCTATGCCGCAAGGCAATCGCTGACTACATCGCCACGATGGAAGGCAGCAGACCTTTCCTCCAATCCCTCACAACCGACGGCACCGCTTGGGACTGGACGAAACCCTGCTACTACAAGACATTGCAATATCAGTGCGACATCGAAAATATTTACGAAGATGAGCAAGACAACCAATAAGGCAGAAGTGCTCGACGCTTCCAACGTCGAGACCACCGAGACCACCGAGCAGCCCGCCACAGAAGAAGTGCAGGCACAGACCCCCGCACAGGACGAAGCCCCACAGCAGCCAGCGGAAGCCACCACTCAATTCCTCACGGCCAACAGCCGCGAAGAACTGACCGCCGCTTTCGAGGCCCTGAAAGAGCAGAATCCCGGAAAAACTCTCATGGCTGGTGCAGTCGGTCAGAAAGACGACGGCACCTTTGAACTCAAAGTTGACTTTGTAACAAACTAAACCATTCTATATATGGCAACATTAAAAGGTCAAAACCTCAGAATCTATACACGCGTCGATAGCGGTCTGAAAGTTGTAGGCATGGCCACAAACTGCACGATTACTCTGGTAAATAATGTATCCGACGAATCAACCAAAGACGACACCGGGCTTGCGCAAAAGCCAACCACTCAGAGCAAATCTTGGAGCGTGCAGGTAGAGTCCCTGAATGTCACCGATGCCGCAACAATGCTCGCCGCAATTAAGAGCATGACCCCCTTCAATCTCATATGGGACGAATCCGGCACGACCGACAACAAGGCTCACCAGGAGGCTGATTTCGCTCGTTGCGGTTCGGCATACTTGACAGACCTGAATCTGACGTTTAATGATAGAACGACGGCCGCAAAAACTCTCCAATTTACCGGCACAGGTGCAGTAAGCACAATTACCGATATGGATTTGTCCGACGAAACCGTACCTGCTGGTTCATACACGAAGGGTCAGTTTGTCCGCTTGTTCCTCAGCAGCGACAACACCGCCGCACCAGCGAGCGTTATTGGCGGTGCCCGGGAACTCACGCTGCATATCAGCGTTTCCGTTGAGAACAGTACGACAAAGGACACAGAAGGCGAATGGGAGAACCAAGAGCCTACCTCTCTCAGTTACGACATCACCACCAATGCCCTTGTGCGTAGTGGCGACACAATTACTTCGCTCGTTACAGCCAAGGGTCTTGACGACCTCGAAACAATCCACAAAAACGGAACACCTGTCAAGTGGAATATTGCGAATGTCAGCGGTGACAACCAGCGCACCAAAGGCGTTGTAATAGCCAGCGGAAGTGCCGTCCTGACTAATCTCGAAATCCAAGCACAGAACAAAACAGGCGCACAGTACCGTGCCACCCTAAACGGCTACGGTGACTACACAGTTTCAGCCTAATCACTATTTCGCCGCTCGCCTGTCTTGCCGCGTTCCATAGCAAGCAGACGGGCGGTTTCGTTCAGTCTGTTGCATTGCCAATGCAACCAATCCTCGGCAGGCAAGGTCTCTGCCTTCGCAAATTAAATTTCTAAGCAAGTGGCGGTTCTACCGCCACATTTCTCAGCAGGCAAAGGTTCCGCCTTTGCAAAAAATTAAAAGGAACTATGAAAACAAAAGAAATCACCATTGCAGGCAAGCAAGTCAGCCTTGCCTATTGCTATGCCACAGAAATCGGCTTCACTGACATAGCAGATACCGGCATAGAGAACATCGACACCGCCAATCCAAAGCACATCCTTGCACTCATCATGTCAGCCATTCTCGCCTACTACGAAGGCAAGAAACAAGACTGCCCCATCGAAAGCAATGCTCTCATGTATGAATCCGACCCATCGGAAATCACCGCCGCCTTCATTTCCGTCTTAGAGTTGCGCAATCAGTGGTATAAACTCTCCGCCACCGACACTGAGGCATCAGCCTCAGAATCCGCATCCACCGCGTCCGATTCCGCCCCCGTGTCCGATGCTTCTCCATCGGAAAGTGAGGAGCAAGAAAAAAACGCCTAACCGCCCACGACCTCTATGAGCTGTTCGTGGGCGAAATAGGCATCACTCGCTCCGATTTCCTATACACCATCCAATTCTGGGAAGCCCGTCGCATCCTGCGCGGTTACAACAATCGCAATCGTGGCTTATGGTCAGCCACTCGCTGGCAAACCTTCTATCTCATGTCAGCATTTGCCGGCACAGACCAAATGAAGAAAAACCACTGGCATAAACCGGCCGACCTTTTGCAATTCCCTTGGGAAAAAGAACCAGCCGCACCAATGACAGAAAAGGAAATCTCCGACATGCAAGCAGACATGCAAGCCTTCCAATCTATAATGCGCAATGAACAATGACACCATCATTCTAAGCATGACAACATGGCCTCCGCGTTTCGCCGGTGCAATCATGGCAATGCAAATCTTGCTGTACCAACGGCAAGAATCAGGACTTGAAAACCGCGTCCATCCCGTCCTTGTACTAAGCGAGGACGAAATCAGCGAATCGAAGAACCGCCGCGAAGCATGCACACTAATGCAAAAGATGGAAGAAATGGGCGTAGAGACAATCATCGACAAGGGCAACATAAGGAGCCACAAAAAACTCATCCCCACCCTCGAAAAGTACCCACACAATCCCATCCTTTGTGTTGATGATGATAATGCCCAAGCCCCCGGCTGGCTAAGAACCTTTGTTAGCGACCATGACGCACACCCCACAGACATCATCTATGCCCAAGGTTGCAGCCGTATCAGCGTGCAAGACGGTCGCATCATAGAAACCCGCGATGACTTTTGCATGTTCCTAACAAAGCGCGGCCAAGTGACCACAGACATAAAGCCAGGCAGCGGAGCAATACTGTACCCACCGCACACCTTCACAGACAAGCGTTTCTTCGACCGCGACCTCTTCATGCACCTTTGCCCCTCCGACGATGAAACCTGGCAGTGGGCATTTGCCAAAATCGCAATGACTACCCCCTTCTCCGCAAGTGACGTCTCTGCCGTCGCAATTCCTTCCGTCGCAATCCCCACCGCTACCCGTTCCGTCTGTTGCGTTGGCAACGCAACCAAAACCACAACAGCCACCGTGCGCGGCGGTTCTCCGTCGCATACCCCCACCGCCTACCGCCTCCTCTCTGCCTGCAACATCCCTTCCAGCCTTGGTGCGCGTCAAGACGTGGCACTATGGAACACAAACAAAACCATCTACACCAAAACCCACAACGCCATAGCCGCCGCCATCCCCGAATACCTGGAAGCCCTAAAACAAGCAGCAACTCACTGAGCCGCTGCTTTTGTTTTCAAGCCTTCCGCTATCATATCAAAATCATTATGCACATCCTCAGCCAGCACCTTCGCATAGCGTAAAGTCTGTTTGATGTTTGTATGACCAAGCATCCGCGAAACATTCTCTAATTTTACTCCATGTCTCAGCATATAAGTGGCAAACGTATGCCTCGCAAGATGCGAGTGCAACCGCGTGGAAATCCCGCAAGCTATCCCTATCGCATGCAGTTCCCTATTGTACACAGCATTAACAATCTTCGGCGTGCTCATCCCATACTTCTTCAGCACTTCCACAGCAGGCGGCAACAATTGGCTCACATAAGGCTCCCCAGTTTTTATTCTCTTCGCTGTCAGCCTATACTTCCCGCCAACCTTTTTATACTTTGAAAAGTCAAAAGCCTGTGTGTCCTGATAGGCAAGCCCCGTCCAAAGCTGGAAAATAAATAAATCTCGCGCCATATCCATAAGACTGCCTGCAGCAGGCTCCATCTTCATAATCTTCTCCACCTCTTCATCTGTCAGGTACTCCGTGCTCTCCCTGTCACCTTTCTTAAACCGCCCCCGAAGCCTTGTATAAGGATTCGCCGAAATCAAACCATACGATTCAGCCCTATAAAGCAAATGCCTAAGTGTACGATGGTAATTATGCCTCCCAGCCTCACTCAGATGCAGCGACTTATATATCCTCCTACGCAGCCACACATCAAAGGCAATAATATTGTCAGCCGTAACATCTGCCCATGTCTGCATCCCCTCCCATTCTTTCAACCTCTTCACCAATGTCCTGTATCTCTTATAAGTCCCAAACTCAACATCAAGCCGCAATATCTCAGCATCAACCCAATCAATAAAATCCGTCTTTGTTTCCTGCTTCCAAAGATTCTTTCTAAGTATTGCCGCACTAATCTCTCGTCCATCCTTCAACCGCTCATTGACTTCATCCATAATCTTTCCAACAATCAAGCCAAGCCGCTCATTCAGTTGGTTCGCGTTCGGATGATTCACCACCTTATCAAACGCCCATTGCTTTTCCCGCACCCGCACGCCTGTATTAATATATATTGACTTGCGGGAAATTGTCACGCGCACTTCGAGCGCACCTTCACCGCCATTCTTTGCTCTTCCATGACGGTCAAAAATAACTGCTGTTGTTACCATAGTTTAAAAGGTTTGTGTCTCCCCAAAATGTTTTACCAAATGTTTTCCCACAATATGCTTGGTAAAACAATGGTAAAACATTTATGCCAAAATCCCCAAAAATCGCCCAAAATCAACTTTTTCACAAATCCCTCAAAATCCTTTAATTATCAGTGGTTTCCAGTGTTTTTCACGCTTTTCTCTCATCATCAAAAGTGACTCCGCTGGGGTTATGTGGGTGGTTGGGAATTAGACGGTTAGGGGGTTGGTGGGTAAACAAATTAATAATTATTTACTTTTTGGATAGTTTGTTTATTAATATTGATAGTTCATTTTTCAGTTCATTGACTTCGGAAATGGCGGCTCGGAGGTCGCGGTTTAGGGCTTCGTTCTGTTTGACTTGCTCCGTTAAGAGGTCTATGAACGTATCTGCCCATTTTGGTATTTGGTCAGGATTATGCTCTGGCTTGTATATTGAGATTGGTTCGGAGGCTTGCTTTTGTTCATCTTGCGGAACATTATACACTACAGCCCTTGTGTGCATTGGGACATCATTTCCGAAGAAATATTCACGGTTGAATAGGTTTGGAAAAGCATCAAGCATTTTTAGGATTGTTTTGTCAGAGACATTCCTGCCTTTCTTTATTGAGGATAAGGCATTTTCTGATATACCTATCAATTCGGCAAACTCTTTTTGGTTCTTAATATACTTAATCTGTATAAGATACCGCATTGCATCAAGGAAACGGGCATTTTTAGGGTTATAATTGTTAAAATGTGTTTCTTTGTACTCCATTTTGTTAATATATTATAAATAATCCAAGCAAATCAAACATAATCCAACTAAATTCTTTAATTTTGCAATCGAAAACATTAAACAACGCAATCGGGCATAGAAATAGCCGTCCGCATCGGAGGAGGCGGTTGCACATTATAGCCACTGCAAATTTACGGCTATTTACCCGAAAGCGTGATAAAACGGAATAACATTTAAGAAAATTTAACAACATGGCACTTGGAAAAGAGAATAACACACAGACCATAGACAATCAGACTAAGAAGGAACTGATGGATATGATGTCGGCTGCTCTCAGGGAATTACGGCGGTCACAGAACGAGAGGTTTGTGACCGCCGAAAGGCTGTGTGAGATGTTCCAAATTTTCAGTCCATCGTGGCTAAAGACTTACGGGCATTTGCTGCCTATGGGCAGGGCTGAGGTGTTTGACCCTGCAACGGGAAAGACGCACTATACAAGCCGCGGGTATAATGTGGTGGAAATTCAAAGGATGATGGAGAACGACCAAATGCGGCTGGTGATGGTTCCGAAAGAGGAGTGCCAGTATAGGGCTTCAAGGATAGTAGGGAGAAGAAAAGCGAAGAAGGCATCGAACTGACGCACAAGGGCCTGGATGAGACAAAGCGGAAAACCGCTTTGTACGGTGGCCGGATAGGGGTTGCGTTGGCAACGCAACAGACGGAACGGGACGCAACAGACGGGACAAAAAAACAAGCGGCAAAACCGCTTGGTACAATGAAAGAAAAAAAATATAAACTTATTAAAATATTCGATTATGGAAAACTTTGAATTGTTTATTGAGAGATTATTTGCGAAGCTGCTTATGCTTATGCTGACTGTTGGTGGCGTGGGGGGCTTTGGGTGCGGGATTATTTTCCGCTCGGCTCACAATGTGGTGATTGGAGTCATTGCGCTTGCTCTGGCTTATATGATGTACCGCAATTATAAGATTGACTATAAGAGCGGGAAGTACCAGGAAGTGGAAGAGAACATGAACAACGAAGCAATTGAGGAGGGCAGGTAATGGAATTTAAAGGAAGAATTGTTCGTCTGTTCAAGACGAGGGAGGGTGTGAGTGCCAGGACTGGTAATGCCTGGAAGTCGCTGCCGTTTGTTTTTGAATACCACGAAAACGAGACCGACAGATATGCTGATAGCGTTCTGCTGGAGACCTTCGACAAGGATATTATGGGAAAGATTTCGCAGTTTGTGGAGAAGGACGCTGAGGGTAGGGCTGTCATTATAAACGGGGAAATGCGGCTCACAAAGATGGTTGAAGCGCGGTGTGGTTTCGGACACTCGACGAGGATGTATGACGGCAGGTGCTACAATGATGTGCGGCTGTATAGGATGGAGGTGATGGAAGAACCAGCAGGAAATGCTGCTGGCACGGGGGCTGGCTTGGAACCGCTCGGAGAAGCGAGCGGCACGGTGGCAGAGGAACCAGCAACTAACGCGGCTGGCACGGGGGCAGGCTTGGAACCGCTCGGAGAAACGAGCGGCACGGGGGCTGAGAGGCAAACGGACAGCTTTGCAGAATTGAAGCATGCGGATGATGGGGATGACCTGCCATTCTGACTTTTAGCGACGGCAGAGCCGTCACCTACGGAGAAAAAGCAACAGAGGTTGCATAGGCGGTGGCATCACAAAAGCGAAAAAGGGAAAGACGCAGGCACAGATGCCTGTAAGCAGAAGCCGAAAGGCGGGACATCGGAACCTGCACCGCCACTAACAACCGCCCTGAGATGCGGGCGGCACGAGGGCGAAATAAAAACCAAGCGGAGATGCGCTTGGCACAACAACAGGCAATGCGGTCGTAGAGGCCAAGGCGAAAGCCTGAACGAATAATGAAGACAGCGTGGCTGACTGTCCTGCCTAACATTGCTACAGCGATATTTGACTTAATGAGACACAACGCATGACACAAGGAAGTAATGCTTAGTTTGGAAACAATGAGACAGCATGAAGGGCTTGTGTGTAATACTCTAATAACCGCCTGGCTGTATGGCGAGGCGGTGGATTTTTCCTCGCGGAGATGCGAGAGGCACTATGGAAGCCGTGTAGCTCAGTGGCAGAGCGGCCAATGCTCCAAGCGGAAATGCGCTTGGCACAAGAGCAGTGCGCTGGTTCGATTCCGGCCACGGCGACAAGATAAAAGTTGCGTTGGCAACGCAACAGACGGAACGGTACGCAACAGACGGAACGAGACGCAACAGACGGAACTACAACGCGACAAACGGAACGGAAAAACGTAATCATCATATTTGGTTAGTTAATGGCAATTGTTCAATCCGGGAGGAGGATGCCAGCCTGATAGATTTTCATTATGTTAAAATGGTTATTTGCGAAGCAGCCAGTTGGGAAACTCGCTGCTTCTGTTTTGGGAACCGCCCGGAAAAGCGGGCGGCACGGTGGCAAAGGAGAGAGGTTGCTATGGCATAGCAACAGACGGGACAAACCGCTTGGATATGCAAGCGGCACGAGGGCAATTTTGAAACCAAGCGGAAATGCGCTTGGCACAAGGGCAATATAAACGGGCGGAAAAACCGCACGGCACGATATAATATGGAACTATGACAGATATTGAAGAACAAAACAAACTACCGGCGATTGGGGAGGGCGAGGCGGTGCCGACATTCCTTGCGGGGGATAAGTGGTTCGGGGTGGACGTTAGTCCATATCGGCTCGACTTTACTGAGCAATACGAGGCACCGAAGTACACGCTCTCATGGAACGGCATCGGATTTGCACCACTCGGAGGAATACACGCGGTGACGGGGCAATCAGGCCACGGCAAGACAATGACGCTGGCTCAATTCATTGCGGCTATCCTTTGCGGAGAGTGCGGCAACCTGCGCTATGAACTGGAGGAAACCATACCTGAGCCGCGCGTGCTTTACATTGACACGGAGATGGAGAAGGACAACACCATTGCGATGAAGAACCGCGTGCTTACGATGTGCCGCCGGCCAATCGGACAGAACTGCGAAGACTTCATTGTCCTGATGCTCCGCGAAGCTCAGAGCGACGAAGAGAAGGTATCTGCTGCAATAATGCGGTGGAAGTGTGTGCTGAAAGCCATATACGAGCACAGACCTACGGTATGCTTCATTGACGGCTTGCTCGACGTGGTGAATGACTTCAACAGCAACACCGAATGTCAGGAACTCATCTACAAGTGCATGCAAGCAGCCACACACTACGGCATAAGCCTTTGGTGCCTTGTTCACCAGAACCCCGGGGGTGACAAGCTGGTGGGACACCTCGGAAGCATCCTCGAAAGAAAGGTGACCGACATCTTCCGAACCTCAAAAGAGAAGAATGATACAACGGGCTTGGCCACCTTCACGGTGAAGCAACTCAAAGCGAGAGGCAGGGACGTTCCCGACTGGAAATTCCAAGTACTGCCCATCATGGCTTGGGGTATGCCGGAGCAACTGACAACACCTCCGACAGAGAACGACACGCCCGAAAACATCAAGCAATGGCTGAGTGCCGGACGCGACGATATAGAGTGGCCTGCAAGCAAGGAACAAATCAGGGGCATCTTCAAGAGCCGTGGAGGAGTGAAGAACAATCCCGCACAGCTCGATAACCTAAAAGTGGCAATAAACAGAAACTTCATCATACCACAACCGCCAGACACTATGAAGAAGGGGCAGACGCACCCGAAATTCATCCTTAACCCGGCTGAGTTCCCGAAGAACGATGAACTGCCATTTGAACCACCTACGGAAGAGCCTACGGTACTCGACCCATAGAGTAACTTGCCCAACCTGCCTATCCCCCCTTACAGGGGGATAGAGGGTAACTTGCCCAAAGGTCAACCAACAAGCCCGCACGGGGCAACAAGCCCATTGCCCTGCGCTGATATGGGCGCGGGCAAAGAGGGCTGGTTACCCACGTTCGCGGTCTCTCGCGCGTATGCACGCGCATTTTCATTCATATATCGCCGTTGAGAGGGCGCGGCGGCGGCGGCAAGATTCACGGCAAAGGCAAAGCCTTTACTTACGGAGAAAAAACTATATCAGAATATGAGCAAAATAGAAGAGATAACAATCCAGCGGGTCAGGGATTCCGCGAAGATTGAGCAGGTGGTGGGAAAGTTTGTGAAGCTACGGAGGTCGGGGGTGAACCTCACGGGAATCTGCCCGTTCCACGATGACCGGCACGACGGCAATTTCATTGTGCGTCCTTCGACGCTTTTCTACGGAGCACCGGGACGCAACGGCTATTACTGCTTTGTCTGTGAGGCAAGCGGCGACTCGGTTAAGTTCCTCATGGAGCACGAGGGCATGAGCTTCCTCGATTCTATCCGCTGGCTGGGTAAGGAGTTCGGAGTGCCTGTTGACGATATACCCGTCAACTACAAGCCAAAGCCGTTGCCACCGCCACCGCCACCGCTACCAATGCTCATCATACCAGAAGAGTACATGTTGCGCACCTTGCACTACGAGCATGACAACTTCGTGGAGTGGTTGCGCGATCAGCCTTGGGACAGCGTACAGCAGGCACGCATTGACCGCGTACTGAAAGACTACCTCGTAGGGCATGGCCGCAAAGGTCACACTATCTTCTGGCAGATTGATGACAAACAGCGCATCCGTACAGGCAAGATGATGAAGTACCGTCCGAAGTCAGACCCTCGCTACGGACACCGCTACCACAAGGGCGAGACCTATTGGGCAAACGACTGGATTCACGCTTGTCTCTTCCGCGATAAGAAGCTGGAGGACTACGACATGGACAAGCAGCGGGTAGAGCAGTGCCTTTTTGGGCAGCACCTACTCAACACTTGGAAAGATGCAACGGTCAACATCGTGGAGAGTGAGAAGACAGCAATAGTCATGGCAATAGCCTACGGCAACCATGCGGCTGACATTTGGATGGCTTGCGGAGGCTTGACCAATATCACCCGCGAGAAGCTAAAGCCGCTCATGGACTTGGGCAGACGCATCCAGCTATTCCCTGACCGCGACGGTATCAAAGCGTGGCGCGAAAAGGCTGCTGAACTCGACTATGACCGCCTCGGCTTCAATACGGAGGCAGTCCTGGAGTGGTGGCGACCAGAAGACGGGGACAAGGCAGATATAGCCGACGTGGTTTTGCGGCTTCTTCGAGAAGCCTAAATGAAAAATGATAAATGAGATTAATTAAAAATTCAAAAACTATGAGAATAACAAGAAGAGAGGCTATTAATGCGCTCAAAGAAATGTTTGAAACAAACACGGGGAAAGACGACAATGTTTCAACGCTAACGGAAAAAGAAAACGACACAGCAACATTTATGCTTGACAAACGGAAATACCCGCGTTATGAGATTATTGATAAGTTGCAAAATTTCTTTACCGACAAAAGCATAATTGATGGTCAATGCCGTATTGAAGGAATTACTTTTGTTTTAACTATCGTACATATCGAGGAAAGAACAAAGGATTAAACCGTAAACGGTGAACTAAAACGCGGTTCTACCCTTAGAACGTGAGGCCTTCCACAGCAAAAACGGTAGGTACGGAAAGCATGGTATAGTTAGAGGCAGCAACCATGCAACTTTGGGATAAGGAGTAATCTTTTGGCCGCAGACGCATAGCTGCGATACTCCCCAAGAGCGTAGGATGAGCGGCGGTTCGATTCCGCCCCGTACCTCTAAGGAAAATAAGGATTAACAACGACTACAAGTGCGTCATGCTGACTCCGAGCGTGAACTATTGGTACGACGAAGAGGGCAATAAAATCTTCATCGGCTGGCTCCGCTGGGGCTTCGACATCATCATTAGCGGGTATAAATAACTAACAGATTGAAAGAATGAAGATAAAACGGCAATGGGCGATGCCGTCAAAACATACATTTCTAATCAAACCAATCAGGGAATTATTAAGAAGATATGTTGGTGACGGTAAGAATTGGATTGACCCATTTGCTGGCGAGAATAGTCCGGCTGAGTTCACAAACGACCTCAACCCGGCAAAGCCAGCAAAATATCACATGCACGCCTTGGAGTTTGCAAAGATTATGGAAGGCCCATTTGACGGATGTCTGTTTGACCCTCCATATTCTCTAACGCAGGTAAAAACATGCTATCACAGCATCGGATGCGATGACTTCCTGAAAATAGACCACAACTATTTTCCGTACAACATAAAAGAGGAACTATCGAAGAAGATAAAGGCAGGCGGAATTGTTATATCTTGTGGTTGGAACTCTGGTGGCTTTGGCAAGAAGTTGGGCTTCGACATGGAGGAGATACTGCTCGTTGCTCATGGTCGTACTCACAACGATACGATTGTCACCGTAGAGCGCAAAGTGCAAACCCTCTTCGATATGTAAATTGCAAAATTGATAAATCGTAAATAAATAGTAAATTGTAAATCGTCAAATCGTAAATATGAAAACCGACGAAGGAAACTATGTGAGCGTGGCGGGCAAAATCAGCCTTTGGAGCTACGGACGAATCATGAAGATATTGCGGAAGCGGGGATTGAACATCTACCAGATGATACAAAACTTCTGCGATACCATAATCCGCTACATGGACGATCGCCACAACCGCACGCCGGAGGTGGAGAAGGCAATGAATATGTTCGAGCACATGGAGGGGTGGGACAGAAACTTCAACCTCTGCGACCCACAGGCAAAGCCGGAGATAAGCGAAGCCACCTACTACCTGTCCGACTTCTCCAAGGAAGGCAAGAAGGGGGTGCGCGTGGTACACCTGGAGCGGCCGTTCTTCGACAAGTGGGTACAGACGTTCAACGTCCAGCAGATACTTGAAAGGTTCATGTGCCTGACATTCCCCTCGCTCTACCGACGGCTGCGCTTCATTGCCGTGTGCCGCGACTGCAACAGCATCTTAGAGCTGCTGATTGACATCGTGGGGGAACTGGAGCGGGAGGAGGATAAGAAGGAATTGCTTCAACCCTTTGAGGATGCCAACCGCGCCGACAACGGCAAGCCGCTCCAATACGGCCAGCGCACACGTCAGACCAAGAACCGCGATAAAGATTACTTAGAGTTTAACTTTAACGAAGAAGATAATGAGAGACATCTTGAAAGTACAGAAGAAGGCATTGATACAGATGCGTGACCGTGGTGAATTGATTGAGCACACGGCTATGATAGAGGTGCGCAACGTGAAGGACAAGGGCTACCACTTCGAGCCGCGCACCTTCTGGAAGTGCCGTGAACCTTGCCGATGCCCGGACAGACTGAAACGTCAGCACCGTGAGTTTCTGCTTGACAAATACGACGGCTACATTCCCTATCGCTATGAGAAGTTTGTGCCGCTCGATGACCTTGACGAGGAGGACGTATGAGCACACTCGTTGCGAGGCTTCTACTGCCTCATTATGAAGACACGGACAAGTACGATGAGACCAGTTGCAACCTAACGCACTGGCCGGATATGTGGGACGGTGAACGACAGGCAGAGCGCGGCATTTGGGAGGAACGCAAGCGTATGAATGGAATAATCTACTTCATGGCACGGAGCCGCGAGAGCCGGACAATCCAGCACTTCCGCAACCTGCGCGAACCAAAGGAATACATGCAGCGCATAACCGCCCGCGCACTTGCCGACGTGGTAGCCGAATGTGGCTGGCGCGTGAAGAATGAATTGCCGCAACAACGGTACGGAGTTTCGCCCATCTACGCCACACGCTTTGACCCTGACATTGACGAAGATCAGGAGCCACAAGCCCCCAAGCCCAAGCCAAGGCAGGCGAAGTGGAGCGAGTGGGAAGAGTGGGAGGTGAAGTTGCTTGAAGAGATGTTCACACCCGAAGAGCGTGTGCATCTTGACAAGAGGCAGAAGTGGCCGGACAAGTCGGAACTCCAAACCTACGTCCTGGTAGAGCTTGCCGCTGCCAACGGCTGGAGGCTCAATGATCCTTATCCAAGAACAACCGAACAAATATACAAGATAGTATGAGCAGAGACAAACGATATCAGAAATTACTCAACAGCAAGCAGTGGCAGAGGGTGAAGAAATTCGTATGGGAGCGGGCAGGTGGCTTGTGCGAGCGGTGCCGACGCGAGGGGATAGCGGCGGGCGTACTGCCAGACGGCTACATAACGCCCGGTGTTGACTGCCACCACATCCGACCAGTCGAAGGGGCCAAAAGCCTCTACGGACTCGACGGCATGATTTCACGGTGCTTCGACACCCGCAACATCGAACTGCTGTGCGTCCCCTGTCATATCAAGACGCACACGGAGCTCAAAAGCCACACGAAGGAACAAGTCTCCGCGAACAAGCACCGCGCAAGGCAAAGGTTCATCGAAGCAAACGACCCGAACTATAAACCGCAAGACAATGGCTAAATCCTTTTGCAAAGGGTGCGCACACTGGCGCATCATAGACGATGGTTACGGCTTGCGGTTCCATGCCTGCTTTGCCTTCAACTGCTACGACATCAACGACCGCCGCGAACTATGCAACGGAAGGTACTGGCGACCCAAGGCACCCGAAGGCACCGACTGACCCCCCATATACCCCTTTTTTATTTCGAGGGTCTATTATTCCAAAAT